ATAATTTTAAAAACGGTGAAACAGATATAAGGGTTGAATCTGCTGAATCGTTAGAAGATGCAAAAAAAAACGGTTTTCCAGAAGGGGTTTACAGCCGTTTTTTTTATAATAATAAGCCGGTAACTAATTACCAGGCAATGATTAGATTGATAGTTGGAGAGACTCAGAGAAGCGGTAAAAGGTTTATCCCTCCGACTCATGCGGAACTTAAAAAGATGCAGAGGGAAGTACTTCAGCGACAAAATGAAGAAATGAAAAAACAGTATGAGAAATTGAAAGCTGAATATAAGTCTATGGGTGCGCCTGAAGTTGTGCTGAAACAGATTGATGAGGCAATAGACAAGATAGATATTGCAGGGGTTAGAGTCGTTGAATAATGGGTAAAAACACAAACATAGGAGCAGATGCTTCGTTAACTGTTTACGGTAATCCTGAAAGTTTTCGCAGAGTCATAAAAAATCATGGTCAGATTGCGAAAATAAAACAGGTTTTAGTATGCCCTTGCGTGAGTGCGAACAGTGGAAGTGCTGATTATCTATGTGAACTGTGTAATGGAAAAGGATTTATATATACTTATCAAAGGCGATTTCTTGTAGCTGATGAAGTCGTGAGATCATGCGGAACTACAATAATGCCTTTCTGGAATCCGATTATTGATGTAGTCGGTGTTCAGAATCTCGTATCTGAAGTACAAGGTGGAATTACAAATTTAACTGTAGAATCTTTTACTGATACTGAAATTATAGTTGCTGAAGATACTCCAAATTTTCAGCAGAAAAAAGCAACGTATTATTTTGACGGCTGGACTTATGTCGCTGAAGATAAACTGACGGTAGACGCTGAAAATGGTATAATGTATGCTCCTTCTGCTATATATGATGCCGGTTATCAATCAAGCAATCCACTAAAGGCTTATGCTGATATCGCAGAGGTTGTCAGGGTATGGAATTCAGAAACAGGCGAAGAGCTTGTTAATTTTGAGTTTTACGGAAATACTATAACAACTAAAGAGCCGATTGAAAGCGGTAAAATGTACGCTGAATATTATCTGAGTGATTTAACACAGGTAATTCCGGCTGATCTTGCTACGCAGAATAATAATGAAGTATGGACACACGAGCTGACTTCTGGTAGTGTGAGAATGGCTTTTTATCCGTTCTGGGATTTAACAAGGGGAGACATTGTAACCCTTGCCGGATCTGTATTATATAAGAATGAACAATTTCCGTATTTAGGTCAGGAGTTAAGCGAGTTATGGGAAATGGAAGTTTTTGATCTGAATAATGTCATAATTGACAGCAACGGTAAAAAATATTATTTGAATACTGACTATATCCTTCAGGGAAAACATATTAAATGGATCGGTAATACTCCTAAAAAAAATGCGATAGTATCTGTCAGGTACGGATATAAACCGTCATTCATAATTTTTGAGGACAATCCGCAGAATAACAATCTTGAAAATAAGGTTTATCCAAAAATAGTATTTGCAAAAGCGTGGTCAAAGATTGATCGTGAAGAAGTTGCGAGGTTATCAGGAATATGACAATAATAGCCAAATACAGTGATTATGCTTTACAATCCATTGAATTCTTTATCTCAAAAATTGAAGAGAATATTGAGTTAAGGGATATTAAAGGTCTGACAAATAATAAAATTCAAAAGATAAATATTACGAAAGAACATCCCCTTGTTCAATTTGTCGCAGCTCAAATAAACCCGAACGTCAATCTTGATAATTTAAGATCAAATATTATACCTGCAATCTCTGTAACTCCTGGAAATATGGCCGAAGAAGGAAGGGGATTCGCTTTAACTCCTCAGACTTTTATAATTGATGATGATTGGATTACGGAATATCGGGAATTATTAAATTCAACGACAAAAGAAATCAGAGAAACCGGACTCATAACAAAAGATCAGATCACAGCTATAATTTCACAATATAACCGTAATCAGGGAATAATGAGAGTGCAAAAAAATAGTTGGGGTTGGAATGAGGAAATCAATATCTCTTGTTGGTCTGACTCTCCTGATATTGATGTGTTAATAAGCAACCTCATAGATTCAACTCTTGCTGAAATTACTACTGGTTTTATGGGTGATGAATCTCCAGTAAAAGGGATGAAATATAGAGCAACCAGAGGACTTACTAATTTCAACTTTGGTCGTGTTTTGTACGGTACAGAATATAACTTGACATTTTTTAATACTTATCATAATTATACGGTATATCAGGAAGATCATGTTACTGGACATGATCTAAGAGGTACTTTTAAAACACCAGGGAGCGATGATGAATGGCAAATGCCAACAGAATGACACTTGATAGTTATCTCTCTAACTATTCAAATAGACGCAGAATTGACAAAGTAATAAAACAGTGGTTTACCTCCAAAAACGGCCCACAGAATGTTGAAAAAACTAAAAAGGATTGGGATGAGATTTTAAAAAACTTTTATTCAGGTAAAGGAGAATAAACATGGCTGCATATTACGATTTTGCCGGACAAAGAATAATTAAACCTGGGGCTTATACTAAACGGTATTTCCCTGCTGAACAAGGTCTTGGTAATATAGCAGGACGTGTTCTTATTCTTGGAGAGGCTTCTAAAGGTGGTATTCCTTTTGATGCTTATGAGGATGTTGACGATATAATTAATACTGTAAACGGTCAAGCTCAGGCTCTTAATGTTTTCGGGGGAGGTGATCTTTATTACGGTGCTGAATTTTTTCTAACACCAACAAAAGACGAAAGATTTAATACCCCTTCACAGGCTGATTGTATCGTTGTAAATCAGATGGTACAGGCTTCAGGAACTTTACAGGCTTCGGCTGCTGATATCATAGATGTAAAATATAATAAATTCGGAACAGATGGAAATCAGGCAGCGGTTAAAATAAGTGCTGGTTCTGTCACAGGGAAACTGCTCCAGCTTCTTTACAAAGGAACAGAGGTATTAAATCAGGATAATACAATTCTTAATTTAATGTCTATACAGTATGTTGGTTCAGGTTCAGCAGCAGTTATGGACATAACAGCAACTAAACTCACAACAACTGTTACAGGAGCTTCGGGAGAAAATCTTGATATAACTCTTGCGGATTATGATGATCTTGGCAGTCTTATTAATTACATAAACAGTTTATCTGCTTATACCTGTTTACTGACTGGAAAAAGTGATGAAAAGACTACTGTTTTTGATGCAGTCGCTTCACAGGATATTAAAACGGCAGCTTATTCAGCGGTCGGTATAGTTGAAGCCCTGATAAGAGCAATTACCGGATCTGAATCTTTTACAGCAACACTGACTTCAGGTGCGGATCGTACAGTACCGGATAACATGAGTGTTTATACTTTTCTTACCGGAGGAACTGTCAGCGCAGCGACAACACAAAATTGGACAGATGCCCTGGAAAAACTTGAAAAACATGACGTGAACTGCCTTGTAGTAATGTCAGGTTCATCAACTATTCAGGCTCTTGTTAATGCTCATATAACAAAAATGAATGGATTAACTGTTAAAAAATACAGACAGGCAATTTTTGGGGCTGGTTCTGTTCAGAATACAAAATCTCTTAAAATTGCACAGATGAAATCTTTAAATTCTGCATATATTGAATACTGTATTTCATCTTTTAAGAGATATGATTACGTTAATAAAGAAGTTCCTACGACAGATTTTGAGCCTTATTATCTTGCTCCTATGATCGCAGGACTCAGATACGCTAACAGTGTCGGAATGGATGTTGTTTTCAAAGCTCTGAATGTGATATCAACTCCTGAAATTTCAGAAGAGGATCAAAATGATTACGCTGAAGCAGGTGGAGTTGTAATTCAGAAGGTAAACAATGTTCTTGATGGAACTCAAAATTTTCAGATTGTAATTGATAATACAACTTACCAGGGATCTCAGGTCACAAGAACTAATCCTTCAGTTGTATATCTCATAAATGTTCTTACAAAGTTTTATGAGGAATGGGTAATTGAGCAGATTCGTGCGCTTGATACGGTGGCTAACTCTGTAATTATAGCAACGATTCAAAACAAGATTACAACTTATCTTTTTCCTGTTCTTTTCCGTGATACTTATAAATGGATTACAGATTACACTGATCCAGATACCGGAGCAAAACAGGCGGCTTTTTCAAATGTAGTATTTAAACAGGAAGGTGAAAGATTCTATACAGATGCAGTATTTACAATGTCTGTAACTCCGAGATTTGCTTTCAACTTCTTTACCTTTATAACACCAGGACAATTTGTATAAGGAGGATATGAGAAATGGCATTTAGATCAGGCGGTGAACCACAAGGGCCAGTCGGAAGCGGTATAGATTGTTTCCTTATGCAAGATAATACAATTCTTGGTTATTCCACAGAAATGAACGTCAATGAAGACTACATGTTGGACGGTGTGCAGTCTCTTGGTTATTACGGTTACAGGGATTTACTTTCTCTGGGATATAACTGTGATTTTGACTTAGGGACTTTCCTTCTCAGAGGATCAGATATTGCAGGATCAGTCTCAATGCCAGGGTGGCAACCGGACGGAAATAACAATATAAACAGCGCAGGGCTTTACACTTTCACTGCTCTTGATGTTCATACTCTTACAGTTCTTTTTACGATTCTGGGAGCTAAATACGGTGGCGGTAATCTCACATTAGCAGTCGGATCACTTATGAGGAGACAGACTCGCTGGCGTGCGAGGCAATTGATTCCGGGTCTCGCAACAAGTTAAATAAAACATAATAAATCAAACAGGAGAATTAAATTTGAACCTATTAGATCTTGAAGATGAAAAATTTAAAAATGTAACAGTTAAGGGTCAGGTTTTTAAAATCAGGGCAATGTTTCCGAAAGATAAGCGGATCATTGCTCAGAAGCGGATGCAGTTACAAAACGGTCAACCTGTAACATCACTAACAGACAGTGATTTTTATTTCTTTGAAAATATTGCGATCAATGATATATGTATTGAGTCAATGCCGAAAGGTTTTGACTCAAATTTATCCTGTGAGAATTGGCAGGATGAGGAGTTGATTCATCTTGTAGCTTCAGAGATAAGAAAGCATACCTCTTACATAGAAGAGGAGTTAAAAAAAAATAGACCTACTGATGGAATCGAAAAAGGATGATTACTTCATAGATGGTTTTTTAATCAGGCATTTCAATATATTCCCTGCTAATTTTGATAAGGAAAATCTATTTGAAGAACAAAAGATTTTCCTTATTTATTTAATGGGTATAATACCAGACTTTGACTCATGGAGACTGAATGTAGACTATAAGATCAGACTCGATGAAATCAAGAAAATGAAGTCCGTCAAAATAGATGATACAATTCTTGACATGGCAAGATTACAGGAAAAGGATTTAAAACAGGTCGAAAGAGAAGAATTATTAAAAGAGAAAAAGAAAAGGATAAAAGAATTAAATAAAAAATTCGGAATAGATGAAGATGAAGAGATTATAGAAAAAACAGTTGAAACAAAAGAGAATATAAATGATAATAATCCAGCACGATTATGGGATCTGCTTCAGGGCAAAGGACTGGTGAAATAGATGGAATATAATATAAATTTTAAATATAAAAGCGGTGGAGGAACTGCATCTTCTGGATTAGGTGCTGTGACAAGTGCAAGACAGAGAGCTATTCAAGCCAGTCAAAGATCCGCACAAGTCGGAACTATTAAACCGGATGAAAATTCAAGAAAACTTGTCGATTCCAATATAAAACTTACAACCTCAATTCTGAAGCTTAATCAATCGGTTACGATGCTTACCGCTGTTATGAAAAATCGTCCTGTAGGGGGTGGAGGTGGCGGTGGAGGAGTTGTCGGGCCTCAAGGAAATACAGGGCTTGGGAGCGTAGGTGCAGCGTTAGGATATGTCGGTGTTCCGGTAGCATTAGCTGGATTTGCTGTTCAGAAAATAAATCAAATTGGAAATGCTTATATCGAAAAAGTTTCTCAGCAAAAGGGAACAGTCGGCATAGGAGGTTTCAGAACTGAAAGAGTTGGAGCTTATTTAGGGCCGGAAGTTTCACAGGCTTATAAAGCACACAGAATGGCAGGTGGCAGATTTAAGGGCGAGATAGATCCTCTTGCCTTAAAGATGGGTACTATATATGGTTTAGGTGCTGAAGAAGTTGGTAAACAATCAGGTCAGATGGCAAGATTCGGGAAATCTTACGGAGACATTGCAGGGTTCGGAGTCTCTGCCGGAATAGAAACTGAATTACCAAGATTTTTACAGGCAATAGCTGGAGAGCTTGAAGATGCTGTAACAAAAGGTATAAATGCCTCTGATATGACAAGTGACATTGGAGAAGAAGTTGCAAGATTAACAGCGAACACAAGAACTCAAAGCGTTGAAATGGCGTTAAGTATTATCAGTAAAACTAAATCTACTAAAGAAAGTGCCGCCAGAGGGCAAATCAGTGGCGTAGAAAGTTTAATGACATGGAAGGCTGGAGAAACTAAACTATTAGAACAGCTCCAGGGTAAAGACAGAGGATCTTTTATTTCTAAACTTGAAGAGCAAGGTTTAATAGATAAAGGAGAAGCTGAAAGATTAAGAACGGGAGATGTATCAAAAGGCGGTACGGTTAATGCTCAATATATAAGAAGCGTTATAGGTCAGGGAGGGTATTCGTCACTGGTAAGAGATGTTGTTTCAGGCATGAGTGGTGCAGAATCTGCAAGAAGATCAATGTTGGAAGTTCAAAAAACATGGGGTACTGGAATTCAAGGTTTCAGGCAATGGAATGCTTTAAATCCTCAAATGGGTGGAAACTTAGAACAAAATGAACTCTTAGCAATGTGGAAAACGGCACAAGATCAAAAAAAATTTGATAAAATTATGGGAAAATCTAAAATACAAGAACAATTTAAAGCAGTGGAAAAAACAGCTCCCATGCTTGGAGTTCAAAAAGCTCAGATGATGGATGAACTTTTATATAAATACGGTAACAGTTTTGCATCAGCGAGTTTAAAAATAGAAAAAGAGCTTATAAAATTAGCTGATACTTTAGCTAAAACTGTGATACCGATTATTCAAAAAGCTGCAAGTGGAAAATTAAAAGTAAGAGACATTATACCAGGTGTTAAGAAAAATGATGCTTCTGATAAATATGATATATCCGGCGGCGGTAAAAGCGGAATAAGGGGTTAGTAAATATGTCTACTCGGAATATAATATCATATTCAAAAGATATGGTTAATAATCCAGGAAATATCCGAAAAGTGGTATTTAACGCTGGAATAGAAGCAAGTCTTGAATACGCTGAACCTCAAAAAAACAAAGCACCTAAAATACAACTTTTATTTTCTCCATTCGGACTACCTTTTGTGCCTCTTGAAATTGTGGGTTCTGATATCGGTAAAATAATTTCAAACTTTAGCTGGACAAAAGACAGAACGAATCCTGGAGGGATATGTAATATAACAATTACTCCAGACTCTAAACTGATTCAGGACATGGTAAATCTTTTAAATAAGTTTTCTGGAAATTTATATTCAAGGCTATGGGGGGAATTAGGTGTAGACTTAGAAGATTTATTTAAACCGATGACACTTTGTCAGTTATGGATTGACGGTTATCATGTAATGACCGGAACAGTTACATCTTGTCAAAGAGGTGCAAGCGTAGAAAATGATTCCAAAAATGTTTCATATAATATAATAATAAATGAATTAGGTTGTATTTATGATTCAAATGTCGTCAGCCTTGATACAATAATTTTTGATGGTATGCAGACAAATATCGTAGATGTTGACAAGGCAGCTTTTGAACTTGTTTCCAATATCAAAGCCGTACCTCTTGATGTCGGTATATCTGCATTATGTACTGCTTTTTTGGCAACACTTTTTACAGGTGGTATGTCAGCCAGTGATGGCTTACCTGTATCATTAAGAATGTTTGCGACAAAAAATCCATTAGGAGCTTTATCTAATCTTTCTTATGCTCAAAATATGATAGTTGATACAGCAATGTTTGAACTTGCAGGGGGTCAATCCTTTTGGGGATTTCTTAAAAATTTCATACCTAATCCCTGGATGGAATTGTTTACAGAATCAGGTGGAAGAACAATGGTTGTTGATACGTTAGGTGTTCCATCTATTCTTTTCCCCGGATTTAATTATGTTGTAGCTCGTTCTGTTCCATATTCCAATCCTTTAATCGGTATTGTAAATCCCTTTCATTTATCAAGCACTTTACCGTATGACTTAAATGCTTTAAGTTTAATGCTTGGTGGAGATTTTATCATTATTACAGATGAAGATATTGAAGATAAAACTTTAGGTTTTGATTCAAGTAATCAAAGCACTGTTTTTCATACACGATATTCCGCAAATGGTGGAATGATGCCGATGGATAATGATGATAAACCGATTCATTCCGTTGGGCCTCTTAATCCCCTTGCAAGTGGTGGAGTTAAAACTTTTGGTAATCGAGATATGTTTCAATCAATCAACTGTACTCATTTATTTAATTTAGGAACAGCAATGAATTATGTGGAACGTATCGCAAAAAACAAACTTGGTTTTCCCTTAACCGTAATGTCAAAACCAGCATTGTCTAATTTGCTTACGGTATGGTTTAGAAATCAAAGTCGATTCAGAGAAGGAGAAGTTACAACAAGATATATACCTTATGCAAGACCTGGAATGTATTGTTTATATCTTCCTTCTTTATCCGGTAAAAAACCTGAGAATTTAAGAGATATAGGAATTTATTATATTGATAGCTTGAGTCATACATATTCCTTGAATAACAGTGATATAATCTTCAATACAAAACTTAATTTAATTAGGGGTGTTCCTCTACCAACAACAATAGCACAAACCGCACTTTTATTATTTGATTATGAAATATTACCTCCTGAAAGCGGTGTATCAGGGGACGGGGAATACCGGATTTTATCAGCATTAAGAAGGACTATATAATGGATAGACAAAGAAAATTATCTAAACTGCTTGGTAAAGACACTCATGTCAGAAGTCAGGAAAATGATATGTTCAAATCTCAGTCTTTTCAGACTTTTGAAATAAAAACAGGAGAAGTTTTTCTAAATCAACCTGAACCTTTCTTTATACAAAACGCAGTTACAATTGATCTTTCAAAAGGTGGTAAAATTCCCGGAGTACCGTTACCGGGAGGGTTTATTGATCCAATTACAGGTAATCTACATGGATCTTATGAAGGCTTTATCCCTGGTCAAATGGTGACAGTTGGTTTTATTGATGGAAATTCAGCAGCTCCTATTATATTAAATAGATACCCATATCAGGGAAAAGGAAATACTGCACTTGAGCCTTTTTATAAATTACCAATGTTTAAAGCTGGTTATGATTTTTCCGATGTTATATTAGGGCATTTTACCGGATCAAAAATAAGTTTAAATACAGGCATATTTTCCGGTAAAGTTCCTGCTTCTATTTCTATCGAGGCTTTTACAGAATGTAATATTACAGCTAATACTACAATATTGGTTAATGCTCTTGTTTCTGCTGAGGTTAAATCTGCTTTAGCAAAATTAACAGGGAGTGTTAGTGCTGAAATATCCGCTCCTTTGGTTAAGATTGACGGAACGGCAACGGTTGAAATTAACGGAAACACAAAGCAATTCGTAACTCATGCGGAATTAGATTTAGCTCTGCAAACTTTTATTACAGCTTTAAATCTTCACATTCATACGACAACCGCAACGATTGGAGCTTCATCAACGCCAGGTGTAATTTCACCGCCTGTAACACCGATGACCTTAGATATAACTGCTGCTAAAACAATTAAGACTCTTACCGGAGGTTAAAGAAAATTCTTATGTCCTTCTTTAATCATCTCTTCAATACTTTGATTGATGCCTGAACCTCTGCAATTATAAAAACATACTGAAGGATTAAAACCCTTATTTCTGACTCTGCTTAAAAATTCAACTCTACTTTCAAAATAATTCATGTCAGAGATATTGCATAT